AACCATGTAAGGCATTAACGTTTCATCTAAAGCATGGGTATTACTGATGGCTAAGCGAGGCGACCCACGCAGTCAACGTAAGTACAAAGCGATCAGGCTTACAGTCCTGGCTAGGGATCAGTACACCTGCTATTACTGCAACCAACCAGCGCATACAGTCGATCATATAATCCCAGTATCTCGATCAACAGAGGCAGAAGCCTACGATCCTAACAACATGGTTGCCTGCTGTAGTAGATGCAATAGCAAGCGTGGATCTCGTAATCAGGCTGTTTTTTTAGCACAGACGGCTACCCCCCCTGCCTTTTCGTCCTGTTTATCCCCGAACGTGGTTGAAACGGTTCACAAAGGCCCGATGACTGGTAATCTGTAGAAAATGACCCTAGAACTTGTACAAAGCCCGCCAGCCCTTACGGGGGCTGTCTTACCTAGGCTGCATACGCCATGGCTCAAAGGCGAATCTAAGGTAGATGCCATCATTGAACTTGCCGAACGTATCGGCCAGCCCTTACTTGAGTGGCAGACCGTAATCTTGCGAGATATGTGCGCCGTAGATGAAAATGATTTATTTATAAAAAAATCTAGCTTGTTAGTTTGCAGTCGCCAGTCCGGTAAGAGCCACGTTCTGCGTATGCGCGTACTAGCTGGGCTGTTCTATTTTGGCGAAATGAATATACTCATTATGAGTTCGCAGATGCTTATGGCATCTAAGTCGCTGGAAATCATGGCAGGGATCATCGATCGTAATGAGTTCCTACGCCGCGAGGTAAAGGGCGGCAATATCGAAAAGGCTTACAAGCGTACTAATGGCAATAACCGAATAATCCTAGAATCGGGCGCGGAAGTTCGCGTAGTAGCTGCGACTGCAGACTCCAGCCGTGGTTTAACTGCCGATGTAGTTTGGATCGATGAGCTGCGGCATGTCGGTACAGAGGCGTTAGATGCTGTAAAGAGTACGACCCTTACGCGCCCTAATTCGCAGCGGTTTTACACTTCCAATGCTGGCTTTAAAGACAGCCATGTTCTAAACGATATGCGTGAAAGATCGCTTAATAAGCCGCCTAAATCGGTGGGCTACTATGAATACAGCGCGCACGATGGCTGCGATATTTGGGATCGATCCGCCTGGGCGATGGCAAACCCATCTTTAGGTTATTTAATTACTGAAGCCGCCATGGAGGAAATTGTGGCGACATCGGACTACAGCGCGGTAATGACTGAGAATCTTTGCAAGTGGGTGGGCACAGATTTATCACCCTGGACACCTAACAGCTGGCAGGAGTGCGCCGATCCTAATTTAATTATGTCGCCTGGCATGTATTCCATGTTTGCTTTTGACATTGAGCCACACGCTAAACGCCACGCAGCTTTAATGGCAGGTGCAATATTGCCCGATGGCCGTATAGGTTTAAGTTTGGTTAAAACGTGGGAGTCTGATCGCGCTATTGATGAGCTAAAAATTGCCGTGGATATTAAAGCTTATTGCGATGAGTGGATGCCTAAGCAAGTGCTGTTTGATAAATATACCGGGCAGGCTATTGCCGATCGATTGCATAACTCAGGCGTAAAAATAGAGGATTGCTCAGGATCGCAGTTCTATATTGCGTGTCAAACCTTTAAAGATTACATAGATAACAAGCGCGTAGTTCACGGCGATCAGGAATTTCTAAATGAGTCCATGGATAACGTAGCTGCTAAAAGTAACGAAAACGCGTGGCGTATCATCCGCAAACGCAGCAGCGGCAGCGTGGCCGCGCCAATTTCAGCGGCTATGCTGGTAATGCATCTATCTAAGCCAATGCAGGAAGCCAAGATATACGCATAGCGACACGCCGAACACAATCGGTAATATGCTTGACAATTTGAGAAAATCCCACTTATGGGATTACTGGAAACTTTAGGCTTTAAGGGTAAGGCAGAAGTTACTGCCCAATACGCCCCTGCCATTATGGATACCAGCTACGGCGTAGGCATGTACAGCTATAACAGCGGCCTATCTAACTATGGTTATGGCGTTGCGATGGATCGCAATCTGGCTTTGCAAGTTGCATCCGTAAGCCGCTGCAGAAACCTTATTGCAGGCGTAATTTCTAGCATCGATCTTGGCCTATATAAAAAATCTACAGGTAAAAAATTAGAAAGCCCGGTATGGCTAGATCAGATGGATATTCGCCAACCACGCAGCGTTACGATTGCTTACCTAGTCGATGCGTTGCTGTTCTATGGCGTGGGCTACCTACGCGTATCGTCTTTGTATCAGGATGACAATCGCCCATCAGGTTTTGAATTTATATCTAATACACGCGTTACAGTAACTACTAATAAGTACGGCGATGAAGTCGAATATTACGCAGTCAATGGCCAGCGCGTACCTATGTCGGGTATTGGTTCGTTAGTTACATTTCAATCATTACTGCCTGGAGTATTACAAACTGGTGGCCGCACTATTCAAGCTGCATTAGATATTCAAAAGGCTGCAGCAGTTGCAGCAGCTACGCCAATGGCAACTACTATTTTAAAAAATACCGGGGCTGATCTGCCAGAGGCACAGGTACAAGGTTTACTAGCTGCATGGAAAGCCGCGCGCAATAATCGCAGCACCGCATATTTAACTAGCACTTTAGAAGCGCAAAATATTGGCTTCAGCCCTAAAGATATGACCTATAACGAGTCATCACAATATCTTGCTACAGAAATCGCGCGTTTAATGAACGTGCCGGCATATTACATAAGCGCAGATATGAATAACAGCATGACCTATCAAAATATTTTAGATGGCCGTAAAGAATTCGTAGCCTACTCATTACAACCATTTATTAGCGCAATCGAAAATCGTTTAAGCATGGATGACATTACTGCGCACGGTAACGTAGTGCGTTTTGCTATTGATGAAACTTTCCTACGCGCAGATACTATGGCGCGACTTGACTCAATAGAAAAAATGTTAAACCTTGGCTTGATAGATGTATCGCAAGCGCAACAGATGGAACAATTAACGCCTAATGGATCAGGAGATACCGAAAATGTTACACTTAACGTTTAATAACGCGATCGAAGCGGCCGATGGAGATCGCCGCATGATCTCAGGCAAAATCGCGCCATACAATGAAGTCGGTTATACGTCTGCTGGCCCGGTTGTATTTGAAAAAGGATCTATCGCAATTCCAGATGCAACAAAAATCAAATTGCTAATGCAGCATGACAGCACTAAGCCAGTAGGCCGTGCTACAAACTTTAGCGATGGCACAGATGGCATTTATGCATCTTTTAAAATTTCAAGTAGCAGCCGGGGACAGGATGCACTTGTACTAGCTCAGGAAAACCTTGTATCTGGTTTATCCGTTGGTGTGGATGTATCCGCATCAAAGCAGATGAAAGGCTACCTGTTAGTTACCGCTGCAGTCCTAAAAGAAGTAAGCCTAGTAGAGTCGGCTGCTTTTGATTCAGCAGCGGTTACTGATATTGCAGCTGCTAAGGCTGCACTAGAAGCAGCAAACAGCACAAAAACCACAATCATCCATACAGAGATGATTGAAACCGAAACCGAAACCGAAAGCGAGGCAGCTGTGACTACAGCCCCTATTGATACACCGGATGTACCGGCAGAAAAACCAGTCGAGGCTGCACCAGTTCAAGCAGCTCGCCCAATTATCCGCCCATCCGTATTAGACAGCCAAACAGTACGCACACCAATTACATCTATGGGCAAGTACACAGAGCATAAAATTCAGGCTGCTTTAGGCAACCAAGATTCAATGTTGTATGTAACAGCTGCAGATGATTCTTTCAGCACTAACCCAGGCTTTAACCCAACACAATACCTAAGCGAATTCGTTACTAACACACGTTTTGGTACACCAACTATTGATGCTTGTAGCCAAGGCGTTCTGCCACCAACTGGTATGACAATTAATGTGCCTTCACTTGTCACATCTGCAGGCGGCGGTACAGGCGTAGCACCTGTTGTAACAGTCGAGGCCGAAGCAGGCAACGTACAAAATACAGGTATGGAAACTTCTTACCTAAGCGGAACTGTACAAAAATATTCAGGCATGAATACGCTATCCGTAGAATTGTTAGAAAGAGCTGGATACCCTGGCTTTTATGATGAACTTACACAGCAACTACAAAATGCTTTTTTAACAGCTATTGATACAGCTGCACTAACAGCATTACAAGCTGCAGGTACATTTGGAACTGCAACAACAGGCGACAGCGCAGGCATTATTGCTTACTCATCAGAAGCTGCATCTGCTGTTTACAAAAACACAGGTTACTTTGCACAAAACTACATTGGAAACCCAGCGCAGTACCAGGCACTATTAGGTGCTGTTGATACAACTGGCCGCCCAATTTACAACGCAATTCAACCAATGAACGCAGCAGGCCAGGTTGCACCTTCATCAATTCGCGGCAACGTGCTAGGACTTGATCTATATGTAGATAAGAACTTTACACAAACTGCGTTTGATGATAACTCAGCTGTAATCCTTGCACCAGAAGCATTTACTGTTTATCGCAGCCCACAGGCTTACATGTCTGTAAACGTAGTAAGCAACCTACAAGTACAGGTCGCTATTTATGGTTTCATGGCAACTATTGCAAAAATGCCTAACGGTATTATTAAGTTTGCAAAGCTACCGTAAACAATAACCCTAATAGTCGGTAGGGCATTAGCCCTTTGCCCTACCGACCCCTACTAAGTAAGGAGTACCGATGCCAGCTAGTTACGTTACCGTAGCCGAGCTACGTGCCAATTTAGGTATCGGTACTCTTTATTCAGATAGTACGGTCGAGGAGTGTTGCCAAGCTGCTCAGGATCAAATCAACAGTTTCCTTTGGTTTGATTCTGCGCCAGTCGTGGGGACTGCATTAGTAAGCAACGTTGCGACCGTAATGATCGCCAACCCCGGCATATTTACTGCCACAGAGTCGGTAACTATTGCCGGGGCTGGATCAACCTTTAACGGCACTTACACAATTACAGGCACTATTCCATTTTCAACAGGCACGGGAAATATCTTGCCTGCGTTTAATCTGCAGCTTAATTATTTCCAATACCCACAGGGTTATAGCTTTATTCAATATGCCAAGGTTGCAGCAAATCAAAATTTTCGCCGTGTATTGCCTTATGGCACAGCTACAGGCGAGGATACAAAGACAGCCACATACGTAAATACAGCAAGCGTTAGAGAAGCTGCGATGATCTTAGCCGTAGATATTTGGCAGGCTCGCCAAGTATCCCAGACTGGCGGCGTAGGACTCGATGGCTTTAGCCCTAGCCCTTACCGCATGGGCAACAGCATGATAGGCAAAATAAGAGGCTTACTAGCCCCGTACATCTCACCGAATAGCATGGTGGGGTAAATGCCTACGGCGGCTATTACAACCCTGCGTAGCACCATCGCAACGGCTTTAACCAATAACGGCGTATGGTCGGTATTCGCATACCCACCTGCAACCATCCTGGCTAACAGCTGCGTGGTAATCCCAGCCGATCCATATCTCACACCCAGCAATAACAGCCAGATAACTATTTCACCGCTGGCTAATTTTAAGATTTTGCTAACCGTTCCCATGTTCGACAACCAGGGAAACCTGCAGGGCATTGAGGATTTTATCGTTGCGGCTTACACAAAACTAGCTGCATCTAATCTTGTATTTAATATAACTAGCGTTAGCGCGCCCGGCGTATTAAATGCAGATAGCGGCGATCTATTAACAGCCGAATTTAATATAACCATACTAACGAGCTGGAGTTAAACCATGAGTAACGAATCCGATCTAGCTTGGCTTATTAAAATTGGCCAAGTGAAAGAAAACGCAGCACCATCTAAAGCCACTACAAAAACAGACGAGGAATAAACAAAATGGCAATTTATTTAAATAATAAGGTTGGCGTAAAACTTGCCACAGCGGCCGCGCCAACAGTACCTAGCATTGATATATCTAGCCTGGTATCGGCAGTAACTTTAACGCAGACATTTGACGAACTTGAGGTCACCAGCATGGGCGATCTTTCGAGGCGGTATGTGGCCGGTTTGCAAGCTGCAAATTTTTCATTGGACTTTTTCAATGACTGGGATGCATCACAAGTTATGCAGACATTAAACGCTGCAGCTGGTCAAACTCTTG